CATAAAGGCTACGGCAAACAGTTTGAGGAAAGCCCTGCATACAAGCAAATGGCTCCTTTGGCTGAGGCTGGTTCTCGTTTTACTCAAATTGCCGAACAATACAAGGAAAATTATAAGCAATTCGGGATTACTGGAGAACAGGCAATCGGAGAGTTATTCAAAATGGATAACGATCTAAAAAATGCGCCTCCAGCAGTAAAGTTTGAAAAGTTTATGGGATTGGCTCGATATTATGGGATCGACCTAAATCAGCAATTCGCTCCAGAAGTTGCGCAGATGCAGCAACGTATGTATGAACTTGAGCAACAAAATAAGCAGTATTTAGAAGGACAGCAAACCCGCGAAATGCAAGCTGTAACCAGCGAGATTCAAAAGTTTGCCGAAGCACCAGGCCATGAACATTTTGACAAAGTTCGTATGCACATGAAAGCCTTGATTGATGGCGGACAGGCAAACGACTTGCAAGATGCTTATGATCAAGCAGTTTATGCCAATCCAGAAACACGGAAAGCTTTGCTCGAACAGCAAACCCGTGCGGCACAGGAACAAGCAAATGCACATCGTGCGAAATCCGCAGCGGTAGGCGTTAAAGGTTCTTCGCCAGCATCAGGTATGGCCTCTCAGCCTAAGAATTCGTTGCGAGACGAAATCTCGGCTGCTTTCGAACAATCTTAAAGGAGTTTTAAATGGCATCCCCCAATCTGACAGATATTGTCACTACTACGATTCAAAATCGTTCCGGCAAGCTCGCCGACAACACATTGAAAAACAATGCGTTGCTTCAATACCTGAACTCGAAAGGCAACGTTAAGCCATTCTCTGGCGGTAACGTGATCCTGCAAGAGTTGATGTATAACGATCCAAATACCCAGAATGCAAGCTCGTATTCTGGTTACGATGTGATCGACATTACTCCGAATAGTCCGTTGACAGCGCCACAATATGACATTAAGCAGTACGCTGCTGCCGTCACTATCTCGGGCCTGGAACAGCTGATGAATTCGGGCAAAGAAGCGATCATTGACTTGCTGGAAGGCCGCATTATGGTCGCCGAAAAGCAACTGATGAACCAAATCTCTGCTGGTGTTTATTCGGATGGCACAGGCAACGGTGGTAAAGATATTACCGGTCTTGCTGCTGCAATCTCTACCACCCCGACAACTGGTACTTACGGCGGCATTAACCGTGCGACTTGGACTTTCTGGCGTAACGTTGCATTCTCGGGTGTAACTGATGGTGGCGCACCTGCGAATGCTTCGAATATCCAGTCGTACATGAACCGCACCATCCTGCAAACTGTTCGTGGTACTGATTCTCCTGATCTGTGCGTTGCGGACAACAACTACTATCGTCTGTTCTTGGAATCGTTGCAAGCTATCCAGCGAGTGACTACCGAAGAAGATGCCGGTGCAGGCTTCTCCAGCTTGGCATACTTCGGCGCAGGCAAGAAGATGATGGTTCGTTTGGATGGCGGTATCGGTGGTTCTATCCCAACAAACCGTATGTACTTCCTGAATACCGATTACATCTTCTTCCGCCCTCACCGTGACCGCAACATGGTTCCGATTGGCGGCGATCGTCAGTCGGTCAATCAAGATGCGATTGTCAAGCTGATCGGTTGGGCTGGTAATCTCACCACATCCGGCTCGCAATTCCAAGCCGTTCTTGGCGCTTAAGAAAGAAAGGATAAATCATGGCTGCACCATTTACCTCTACCCCCAAACTTGGGGTTAAACCTCTTGTCACAGTTCTGGCTACTGATCTGGCTTCGGGCGCTGATAAGCCGCAAGCTCGTCTTGGCGATCAAGTCTGGGCAAGTGATGGCAAACGTTATGTGTACGCACAAGCAAATGCCTCTATCACTGCTTCTACAGCGGTCTGCACAATCAGCCCTACAACCTTCCTGGTAACTGCTACAGGTGGCGCGTATACTTCTCCTGCGACTGCTATGGTCACTGGTGATCAAGGTTGGTTCTCCGCTGCTTCTGTCTAAGGAGATACTATGCCCGGCCTAATCAAAACATTGATGGGCAGTGGCTTTTCTGGTCAACAAGCAATCGCCTTGAATGGGTATAGCACTGCTGGCGCAACCGCCACAGGCTCTACCCAAGGTACTGCTTACGCGATTCAGACAGAGTTCACTGAATTTACAACTGTAGCAGCATCGACCGGGGCAATCCTCCCGGCATCGACTGCTACTTCTGGCATTGTGGGAGGTGATAGCTTCTTTATCGCTAACCAAGGTGCAAATGCTTTGTCGGTATATCCACCTACTGGCGGTTCTATCGGCTTGGCAGCAACAAATACAGCAGTCTCGGTCGCTTCCGGCAAGACTGCTTATTTCGTAGCCAAGGGTAACGGCGTTTATTACGCTGTCCTGTCGGCTTAATCAAAAGTCCCCCTTAAATGGGGGATTCTTTCTAGGAGAAATCAGTGGACAACTTCACTGCTGAACGTCAGAACGATTCCGTATTGACCGTACATTTTTACACCGATGCCATCAAGAATGGTGTTGAGAGCGATGCCGCTGGCCGTCCAGTATTCATGGACGTTGAAATGGTGCGTATCCTTGTCCCAGGAGACAATAAGCTCGTCATTGACACGAAAGTCGATGAAACGCACAAGTTCCGCTTCCCTCGTCAATACAAAGCTTTCAAAGAAGGTTTGACCACACAAGTTCGCGGTTGGATCTTGAAGGAATGGCCTGCTGTTACAGCTTCTCAAGTGAAAGAGCTTAACTATCATGAGGTTCATACAGTAGAGCAACTGTCGAATCTCTCTGATGCATCTGTTCATGCTCTCGGAATGGGCATGTATGAACTGCGCACAAAGGCTAAGGCAGCTCTTGAGGCTGCTGCCGGGAATGCAGAGAATGAAGCGCGTGCTTTGCGCGAAAAACATCTGCAAGAGGAATTGGACAGTATGAAGGCTCAACTCGCAGCCTTGAATACTGCTGCACTTGATAACAAACGCGGTCCAGGCCGTCCGAAAGCTGAATAAATGAGCATAACCCTCCTGCAACTTATCCAGCAGACATGCCAAGAATTGGCGCTTGATTCGCCTTCTCTTGTAGTCGGCAGTCAGGACCAGCAAACCGTGCAGTTGTTTGCATTGCTGAACCGCCATGGTCATGACCTCACTCGAAATTTTGAGTGGGAGAAATTGGATAAGCAATATTTGCTGACGACTGTTGCCTACAATCTTGCAGGTAACACAGTTGCAGGATCGGCCATCATCACGGGAATTCCAAGCACGGCGAATCTCTCTGTTAATTTTGGAGTAACGGGCTTAGGTATTAACCCATTTGCTCAAATTCTAAGTATTGATTCCGCTACGCAAGTAACGATGGATCAGCCTGCAACAATGACTCAGAGTCAGACATTGCAGTTTTCTCAGGTTGGCTATCCACTTCCTAGTGACTGGCTAAAGCAAATTCCGCAAACAGAGTGGGATCGTACAAATAGATGGCCTCTGATGGGGCCTAAATCGCCGCAGGAGTGGCAATCTTATAAATCTGGTGTCGTATATGCTGGCCCACGCGAACGCTTCCGTATTCAGGCTAACGCGATCCAGATTAGCCCGCCACCTCCTAATGCTTTGATCTTTGCCTACGAGTATATTTCAGCTAATTGGGCATATAGCGCAACTAATGTAGGAAAACCTTATTTCACTGCGGATACTGATACTTGCATTTACGATGACTCTCTTATGGTCGCCGGTCTAAAACTTAGATGGATGCAAGCTAAAGGCTTAGATTATTCGTTTAATGCTGCTGAATATGGCGCATTGCTTCAAGCGTGTATGGCCCAAGACAAGAGCGCACCTAAGCTTAGCCTATCCCCAGTATTTGGTGAAATCCTCATGACAGAATGGAACGTGCAGGATGGAAATTGGCCGGGCGGTAACTAATGGCAACAGCATCTAAGAATCTCCCCGCTCCGGTAGGTGGCCTTAATGACCGAGATTCATTGCAGGATATGCCGCCACAGGATGCGGTTATTCTTGAAAACTGGTTTCCTTATCCTTCTCAAGTCGGCATCCGAAAGGGCTGTACAAATTGGGCAACTGGCTTTTCATCTACTGTCGAAACGGTTGTTGATTATGCGCCCCCAACAGGAAATATTAAGCTGTTCGCTGCTTCGGCTGGAAATATCTACGATGTAACATCCTCTGGTGCAATTGGTGCACCTGTTGTTACAGGACAGATTGGCAATCGCTGGCAAGATGCGGCGATTACAACGCCAGGAGGTAATTTTCTTTACCTCTTCAATGGAGTTGATAAGCCGCAACTTTATAACGGCACAACATGGACCGCAATTGATGGAGCGAGCACGCCAGCGATTACAGGTGTCACTACTACACTTCTAGTTCAAGGCTGCTTATTTAAAAATCGTCTTTGGATGGTAGAAACCAATGCATTGCGAGCTTGGTATCTACCGGTCAATTCGATTGGAGGCGCAGCAAATCAATTTGATCTTGGTTCGGTATTTAGAAAAGGCGGTTATTTAGTAGCCATTTCTGCTTGGACCATTGATGCAGGTGACGGTGCAGATGACCATTTGGTTTTTGTATCATCAAATGGCGAGTTTGCTGTTTATAGCGGAACTGATCCATCAACAGCAGCTACATTCCAGCTTGTCGGTGTTTATACAATTGGCCGTCCTATTGGTCGCCGTTGCTGCACTAAATTAGCAGGCGATATTCTAGTGATGACAGAAGAGGGGCTATACCCTTTAAGTAAAGGTCTTCTCTCAGCATCTATTGATAAGCGTGTTTCTATTACAGACAAAATACAGAATGGCATTTCTGCCGCTGTAACGCAATACAAGAACAATTTCGGATGGGTTCCTCTTCTGTTCAACAGCTTGAATATGGTGATTCTAAATGTACCAGCAGGTAATGGGCAGAATTTCCAATATGTACAAAATACGATTACCGGAGCCTGGGCAAAATTCACGGCATGGAACGCTAGTAGTTGGCGCGATACATCTGCCGGTTTGTACTATGGCAATCAAAATTCTGTCCAGTTAGCTTGGGTAGGATCAACTGACAATAGTTCGCAGATTGTTGCTGATGCGCTCCCATCGTTCCAAACTTTCGGTTCGAGCGCGCAGCGAAAATACTTCACAATGGTAAAGCCGTATCTAACAACTACTGGCATTCCATCAATTGTGTACGGTCTCAATATTGATTACATGATTTCAGATGTGACAGGCGCTTTTACCTATACGCCGCCTTCTGGCATGATTTGGGGTCAAATGTTTTGGGGCTCGATGTTTTGGGGTGGTGGTCAACGGTCTTTTACAAGTTGGAAAACCGTTGGTGATTGGGCTCAATCAGCAGCTTTGCGAATTAAAGTCCAAGGGAATGCAGGGGATGTTTACTGGCAAGCGACAGATTATCTTTATCAGAAGGGCGGGATTCTTTAATGGTTATCATAGAACAGCATCCAGCTTTCTACGAATTCATTAACCATATCTTGAAAGTAAAATTTACTCCTGAAAATGCAAAAGTTATCGCTTCTGTAACACAAGATTGTCAGATAATGGGGGTAACAGCATTTTCACGATTTTCTGAACACAATTGTGAGTTGAGTGTAGCTAGTTCTACCCCTCGCTTCATGACTAAAGAGTATTTACGGGCTGTATTTCATTATCCGTTCATAACGTGCGGTAAGCGAAGAATCACGGCAATTATTGAAGACGACAATCATCAGGCTCAAGAAATTGACAGGCGACTAGGTTTTGTCTATGAGGCCACATTGAAGCATTGGTATGGCGAAAAAGATGGAATCGTAATGCGCATGTTGAATGATGAATGCACTTGGATCAAGGATAAATAATGCGATTGCTTAATCGAGACGGATACGACGCTACAGGCCGTCGCTTATATTACAAAGATGCCCCAGATCCCGCCCCTGCTCCAGATTATAAAGGCGCTGCGGAACAAACTGCTCAGGGGAATATTGAGGCGGCGCGAGCAGCAGCAAAAGCAAACCGTGTAAATACATATACTCCATATGGAAGCATCACTTATGCTCAGCCAAATTCTAGCGATCCTGACCAATGGAGCGCCAATGTCACGCTTGACCCTACACAGCAAAAACTGCTCGATCAGCAAAACCTAACAAGTTTGAATCTGGCTGGCTTGCAAAACTCGGCATATGGGCGGGTTAATGATGCATTGAATGCTCCATATGCAGCGACATATGACCCAACTAAGGCAACCAATACAGCGTATGAATCGCTGATGACACGCCTGAATCCCCAGTATGAACAACAGCAATCCCAATTGGACCAGCGCCTGGCAAATCAAGGCATTACCTTGGGTTCGGAGGCTTGGCGAAATGCTCAAAATCAATTTGGTCAAACCAGAAACGATGCGCAAACACAAGCAGCTTTACAAGCTATTAATCTTGGAATGCAACAACAGCAACAACAATACGGCCAAGAATCCACTAATCGTAATAATCCTCTAAATGAATTGAATGCAATTCGTACAGGATCACAAGTTACAAACCCATCGCAGATTAATGTTGCGCAACAAGGCCAAACCGCAGGCGCGAACTATCTTGGAGCGGCACAAGGTCAAGCAGGATACGATCAAAGCATTTACAACGCTGGTGTAGGTAGCGCAAATGCAGGGAACTCGGCAACGGCTGGCCTAGCTGGCGCAGCAATCGGCGCGGCGGCTTTGTTCTGATGGACATTGATTTAATTGATGCTTTAACTCCAGCAATGGTTAATGCAGGACATAGGGTTCTGCAAATCCATCGTTTTGCACAATCAGATGTTGAGCATGTAAGGCGCTTGGAAAGATGGGCCGATTTTCCCCTTAATTCAAATGTGATCGACTTGGGTAGTGGAACAGGCGAAGTTGCCAGAATATTGCAAAGAAAACGCCCTGATTTATTTTTCACACTGGTAAACATCAGCGAAGTTCAGCTTAGATACTCACCTAAAAACTGCAAATGGATTCATGGTGATTTTTTAAAAGTTAATGAAAGATCAGGCTTATATGATGGAGCGATGTTTTGTTTCTCTATCGGCCATGAAGATCATTCGCAAGCATTGAAAGAAGCCGCTAGGTTGCTCAGAATTGGAGGCGTTCTTTTCATCTATGACATGGTAAGGATAAGTGGATCTAATGAATCAATGGAGTCAGTGGAATACACCGTTTTAAGCAGGAATGAACTTGAACAAATAGCCATTGAAAGCGGACTTAAACTAGATCTTTACATAGAACCTAAAGACTCTGGTGAATATGGAAAATCAGTTCTTGGGGAAGATTATGATTCAGTGTTTGACGGTACAATTCCTGCTATTTGGAGAATGATTAAATGCTAAAGAAAGCATTGCAGTTCTCAGGCGGGAAAGACTCTCTTGCATGCCTCTATTTGCTGGAACCTATTTGGAATGAGTTACTAGTGGTTTGGGGAAACACTGGCGCAGCCTATCAGGAAACTATTGAGTTGATGGAGAAAGTTAAAAATCTCGTTCCACACTTTCAAGAAGTGAAAAGCGATCAACCATCTTACATTGAAAGCTACGGTTTCCCTTCTGATGTTTTGGCAATTCGCAATACAAATTTCGGTCATATAGTGCATGGTACAGAAGGCAGAAAATTTACCGATTATCTATCGTGCTGCAATGCGAATATCTGGCAACCACTTGCTAAAGCATGTGAAGGGATGGAAGTAATCTATCGCGGTCAGCGGTCAGAAGATGAAAAAAAAGGCCCAGTAAAAAGCGGAGATGTGATCAATGGAATTCAATACATTTTCCCCATAGAAAACTGGTCAACGGAACAGGTTAAAAAATATCTCGGTGAAAAACTTCCTGAGTATTATTCGCAAGAAAAATCATCCCATGATTGCTGGAGCTGCACAGCATATTTAGAAGATAATCTGGAGCGCATTTCCAAGCTTCCGAACGAGAAAAAAGAGTATGTCGAATCAGTGTTGATCGACATGCGCGATGCGATTAAACAAGACTTAAACCAATTGGATGAGGTAATAAATGGCATTCACTACTAATACCGCAAGTTTTGGGTCTGGTGATATCGCAACGGAACAAGCACAGCTAACGCGTCAACAACAACTTGCTCAGGCTTTAGCGCAACAAGCACAAGCCCCATTGCAGTCTCAGCCGACTCCGCCTGGAGGTTATGCAATACCAATTGGTAAAGGCGAAGTCTGGGGGAAAATCGGTCAGGCATTGGCATCGGCCTATGCAACAAAAGCAACCGCTGATAAAGAAAAAGATTTTAATCAGAATAAACAGGCAAAAATTGCCGAGGCGCTTGGAAACTATGACAAATTGCGCACAGGTACACCGGCGCAAGACGTAAATATCTATGGCACAGAGCCAGATCAACCGACACAAGGAGCGATGCCAGCAGTAGCGCCTAACCCTCGCGGCGCATCTCTTGGTTTGATTAGTTCCGGCGTCCCTGAATTGCAGCAATTCGGCATGCAGTCTTTCTTGGCGCAAAAGGGTCCAGAATCCTTGTTCGATAAAATTGCCCCTAAAGATTACACGCCTCAAAGTGTGCAGAAATTTGTTCAAACCCAAAATCCAGCGGATCTTGTGGCTGTCAGAAAGCAAGAATTCCTTAATACTGGTGGCGGTCACGTCGCCGTAGACCCTTATGCTTCGACGCCTGGGCAAGTAATACAAAATACAGGAAGCCCAGCAAAAGACCTTCTTATTCAAGATACTCAAGGTAATTGGGTCGCCAATACTCCATTGGTTGCAGTTAAGAAGGATATCGCAAAGTCTGGAGCTACAAATGTTCAAGTTAAGACAGATGTGAAAACTGGTGAAAGCCTAGCATCTCAAGTTGGGCCAATGATGAAAGAATCTACTTTGGCGGCTGAGGGTGCGGTAAAACAAGCACAGGCAGCAGACCAAATTCTGGGGGCATTGAGTGGACCTGCTTATACAGGGCCCGGCGCAAATGTTCGCCTAAAAGGTGCACAAATCGCCGATACACTTGGCGTTGGCGGTAAGGATACAGCTGAAAAGATCGCAAATACTCGCACAGCATTGCAAAATCTGTCGCAATTGACTTTGCAAGGTCGCCAACAAATGCGCGGTCAGGGTGCTATTACAGAAGGCGAAAGCGCACTTGCTCAACGTGCGGTGTCTGGCGATATTGATTTGACTGCTAACGAAATCAAGCAATTGGCAAATGCGGCTAAACGTGCAGCGGCATTCCAATATCAGGAGCATCAACGCAAGTTGCAGGTCATGCAGAATAATCCTAATTTGAGCGGCATTGCGCCGTTCTATCAAGGTCCAGCTATGCAAGATTCCGTACCAGCACAACAGCCTGTACAAGCGCCGCAAGCACTTGCAAAACGTCTTGTTTATGATCCAGCTACAGGGAGTTTCCGCTAATGGCTCAACAAGTTGAAGTTCCTGGTGTAGGAGTTCTTGAATTTCCTGACAATATGCCGCAAGAGGCTATTGCATCTGCGATTCAGAAGAATTTTCCTCAGATTCATAATCAGCCACAACAGCAAGAGGTGCCACGTTCTAATGAAATGGGGCCATCTCTTGATATTGGTGCGCTTGGTCCTTTGCAAACTCAGCAGCCTCCAGAACAAGTGCAAGTTCCACCTCCTCAACAAGGAGATGCTAGCTTTGGCAATCGCTTTGTTACTGGTCTTACAGACCCTATTCATGGTGGCGCTCAAGCATTGACGCACATGCTTCCAGAGGGTTTGGTGAATGCGGTTAACCGTGGCACTCAAGCCGTAAATGAAGCTCCAATTATCGGTCCTATTACTAAAGCACTTGGCATGACGCCTGCAAATTCTGCGCAGATTGATGCAGGAATTCAGCAACGCGAACAAGCATTGCAAGCTGCACGTAAAGATGCTGGTCAAGAAGGTATTGATTGGGCGCGCATGGGCGGAAATGTACTTTCAGCGGCTCCTATGGCTGCGGCAATTCCTCCTGGCGCATCTTTATTGCCACGCATGCTGTCTGGCGCTCTAAGCGGAACGTTGGGTGGTGCGGTTATGCCGGTCACTGAGGGAGATTATGGCGATCAGAAAACGCGCCAAATGGCTCTTTCTGCTGGATTAGGCGCTGTTGCTGGACCTGCTACAAGCGCAGTTGCAAGTATGGTTAAGCCGAATACATCGCCAGAAGTCAAAGCATTGATGGCGCAAGGCATAACTCCTACTCCAGGTCAAATTTTAGGTGGTACAGTAGCCAAGACAGAAGATAAGCTAACCAGCTTGCCATTGATTGGCGACATGATTTCAGGTGCGCAGCGTCGAGGTGTAGAAGATTTCAACCGTGCAGCATATGCAAGGGCGTTAGACCCTATTGGAGCAGCTGTTCCAAAAGAAGTCGGGCGAGAAGGTATTGAAGGCGTTAAGTCGGCGCTTACAAAGTCTTATGATGATCTACTCCCAAAACTACAATTCAAAGCAGATCAGCAGTTTTCTAGTGAATTACAAAATCTAACTGGACTTGTGCAAAATGCCCAAACCAATCCTCAAGTTGCTCAGCAATTCAACAAAGTTTTGCAAAATGATGTTCTAAGCAGGATTAGCAAATCTGGAGCAATGGATGGCCGTAACTTTAAAGATATGGAATCTGCTCTGGGACAAAGCATCAAGAAATATTCCGGCAGTTCAAACCCTGCTGATCAAGATATTGCCGCTGCTTTGGGGGAAGTATTAAAGTCTGCCCGAGAAACATTGTCTCGGTCAAACCCGAATTATGCAGATCAACTAAGTAAGATTAATCAAGGGTATGCAAACTTTGTTCGGTTACGGGATGCCGCGAGCAAGGTTGGCGCAGATGAAGGTATTTTCACTCCTGCTCAATTACAAAACGCTGTTCGTAGTATGGATAAATCCGCTGGAAAAGGAAGATTTGCAACTGGCGATGCTTTAATGCAGGATCTTAGCGAAGCAGGCAAGACCGTATTGGGTAGCAAGTATCCCGATTCTGGCACTGCTGGACGATCAATGGTAGGGGCAGGGGCAGCAGGTGGACTAGCAATGATTAATCCTAAATTGCTTGCAGCCGCATTAGCTGCAACACTTCCTTATACGAAAACTGGCGGCAAAATCACTGCGGCTGCATTGACTAAACGCCCGGAAAGTTTCAAAGCGATTTCTGATGCATTACGCGCTAGTGCTCCTGCGATTGCGGGTAGCCTTCCATTGGCGATAGGAACGCAAAACCAGTCGCCATAAGTAAGGCGCAACCACCATTGTAATTGCGACTGCAATAAGTCGTGCATATTGATCAGACATATAACCTCTTTGGAGTAAAGCATGCCAAGAAACGGTTCAGGAACATATTCCAGCCCAGTTAATTCGTGGAATCCACAGATTAACGGTGCGCTGGCTACTGGTCCAGATTTTAACTCTCAATTGGTTGATATTGCCAATGCACTTACACAAAGTGTATCTGCCGATGGACAAACCCCGATTGCGGGTAATATCAATATGAATGGTAACAAGCTTACCAATCTAGCGCCAGGATCAAATGCAGGTGATTCCTTGCGTTGGCAGCAATTGTTCAGCCAAGGTATCGAAATTGACGTTACTTCCGCAGCAACTACCGATGTCGGAGTTCAAAATACTTGCTTTTTGAGGATCACTGGAACAACAACAATTACCAGTTTCGGGACAAATTATAATGGCCCACGATTCCTGCGAATGGCTGGCGCACTTACTTTGACAAATAGCGCAACATTGATTTGCCCAGATGGCGCAGATTTATTGACGGCGGCTGGCGATATTCTAGTGGTTATGCCGAAGGCAACTACAGGCACTCCTGATGGTTGGTATGTAGCTCGGTATATTTCAGCTTCTAGCATTCAAGCTCAGCGATACACTGCATTTGCAAGCACTGGAACCGCTCCGGCGTATGTTCTTACGCCGACTCCTGCGATTACAGCCTATTCCATCTATCAGCGGTTTAATGTCAATTTTCATGCCGCAGGAACAGCAGGTTCAAACACGCTAAACGTGTCTGGTCTAGGGGCAAAAAATCTAAAACAATACGACACGTTAGGCGTAAAACAGCCCGCCATTATTAGTGCCAATTTCATCTCTGATGTTATTTATGACGGCACTGATTTCATTGTTCTTAGCCCCGCATTCTCCTATGCGATTGTACAAACTCGTCGTCAAACAATTTTGGATGGCCCTGTAGATACAAACGGATTCTCTGCATTTGGAGGATCGACTGGTTCAACTGTTGTGACCGCCTCTGGCGTTCTTACTGCCACAGCAGCTAACGCATTACTAAACCGTACAGGGCAAATTACCAATCCTTCGTGGACAGGACTTAATGTAAACGGAACAATGTATCTAGACTTGATTGTAAATTCGGATGGTACTTGCACAACACAAACACGAACATTAGCGCCGAATACTCGTTGGGGTGGAGCAGATGTTGTAACGAATGGGCAGTTTACTTTTAACATCCAACAGATGATTGGTAAGGTTGGCAATGGATCTCTGGCCGTACAAACTTACGAAGTCCCCGTAGGAGAAGTTACTGTTGCTGGTGGCGTTGTTACTGCGATCACATGGTATTCCTTACGCGGTCAAACGGTAATCCGAGATGCGGGCGTCCCAAGCAGCACTGTTCTACAGAAAACACATGCTTTAGGAATGGTTCCACTTTCTTGGAATGTAGTTCTCGAATGCCAATCCGCAGATGTAGGATACGCAGTCGGCGACCAAGTTCCCGTAACTAGTTTTTCATCTAGCGCGCAAACTGTTGCAATTGCTGTTCGTGTTTCAAGATCATATGTAAGTGTGATTGCAAATACTGCGGGCTTTACTATTCCAAATGCAACTACTGGGTCTTCAACTGCTTATACAGCTGCTAATTGGGACACAATTTTTTATCTTGACCGTGGTTGGAATTGATTAAGGAACCCATAAAAATGAGCGATGTATTTGTGAATATTAATGGTGTTGCATACCGACTTTCTGGGACGGTATCGGTAACTCCAGTTCAAACAATTCCCGTTTTAACACCTATTATTCCGGTGATGACAGGCGCTAATACGTCTGGTTTTATCGCATCGGCGACGAGTGAATACAATAGCGGGGGCGCGTACGCAAGTGCATGGCTAGCTTTCCGCAACACTGTATCTAATCAATGGGCGGCTATTTGGTCGTCCGCTAGCCAAGCAACTCCTTCCTCCCCGCAAGTATTGCGTATCATGTTTCCCTCTGCTCAACAATGTTCGCAAGCTTCGATCACTGCTCGGTCTGATACCGGCGATCTTTCTCCTAGTACATGGGGCGTACAAACGACGGTTGATGGCGTGAATTGGGTCACACAAGCTAGTGAATCAGGTAAAACTTGGACGGGCGGAGAAACTAAGACTGACATTTTCCAAACCCCAGGTTCTTATCTCGGTGTCCAATGGGTTTGCAAAGGAAGTGGCGCACTTTGTCAAATCGCCAAGGCACAGGTTTTCGGATAATGGATATCCAGATTGAAAGCCTATATGGAGACCTGACAGCTACTAGCGCAGAGTGTCCACTTACTTTGCAATATGCAGGGGATGAGCCTTATTACGAGGGAGTAAAAGGCTGGCCGAAAGTCGCCATTGTTCAAGTTCACGCATGGTCTAGCACAAAAGATGAATGTCTAGCTGACCCATTATCCTTTACAGGGATGAATAATGCAGTATGGATTTGCCCTAACTTTGGCGGCTTGAACAATCAACCTCAAGGCGCAGGCCATCCAGCACAATTAGAGCGCATTCATCGAGTCATCATGGTGACGAAAGAAAAATACCCCATGATCGAACGGGTATTGATGGTCGGAAAATCAGGTGGTGGTTACGTAGCTTTAATGTACATGGCTGCATATCCTGGCGTCGTTTATGGTGCTAGCTTGTGGTGTTTCATTAATGATCTAGCCCAATGGTATGCAGAGAACCCTAACCATCGTGGCGAGCTAGAATCTTGTATAGGAGGGACACCGACTCAATACCCAAATGAGTACTACGCACGCTCTCCGGCATCGCGTTCTATCTCTGGGGTAAAATTGCATCTTAACGGAAGCGATGAAGACACGGAAATTTTGTTTCATCATCAAACCGATGCAAGAGACCATTTCTCATCGATAAATGAGGTGACATTCCGAAACTATCCGGGCGGTCATATTATTCAATACGAAGAAGCGTCATTACAGCTTCAATCAATGCAACCGTAACAGGGGATAACTTACATGTCCTACGAAGCAGGGGTGTTAGGTCTTATAAAGGCCTATGGCTTTAAAGCCGTTTGTGGGGCAATAGGAGTTTCTATGCTTTACTTAGCTTTGCCGCCTTTAAACAAAGATGGCACATTTAACCGTAAAGAGTTCATCTGCCGCATGGCTGCTGCGATCATCTTCTCAACGTGGCTCGGAGATTGGTTTGTATCGGTTGTAGACGGAGTTCTACCAATGGTGAAAGCACATGAATTCCCGGGTGTTTTCTATGCATTCATTGGCGCACCAGCATGGTTTATCACGCGTGGCATAGCAGTCTGGATGCATAACCGGGAAGATAAAGATATCGGTGAAGTCATCAAAGACGCAAAGGACATTGTATGAAACTAGTTCTACAGCGGCAAAAAAGTTCCGACAAATCGACTCTCGGAACGATCTACATTGATGGCAAGTTTGAATGCTATTCGCTGGAAGATGTAGAGCGCCCTGAGAAGATCAAAGGCGAGACGGCCATTCCGGCTGGCACATACAAAATCATCCTCACACAGTCCCCTAGATTCGGTCGTATTCTTCCTCTTCTCGTAGACGTTCCAAACTATGAAGGTATTCGTATTCATCCTGGCAATACGGATAAGGACACGGATGGTTGCATTCTTCCAGGCCAGTCTCAAGGCAAGAATTTCGTAGGCAATAGCCGTCTTGCATTCGATGCACTATTTGCTAAACTGCAAGCAGCGAAAGATCCGATTACGATTGAGATTAGGAGCGCGGATGCTTGATCTACCAACCAAGATTGCAATCTTCCTCGGAGGTCTTTTAATAGCGATTGCAGGCGTTTATTTCTACGGTAGCCATCAATACTCAAAAGGGTTTGACCAAGCCAATCTGGAGGCCGCAGCACGTGCAGAAAAGGTATCCGAAGAATACAGGAAGAAAGAGCAAGATTGGCAAACCCAAGCAAAGCAAAAGGATGATGCATATGACCAAGCAAAAGCAAACACGCAATCTGCCGTTGTTACTCTTACCAGTTCTAATCTCAGCTTGCGCAACGCAATTGCCGATTACAAGCGTCGATTGTCCCAAGCCCCCACCAATCCCAACGGAACTAGCGACAAAGGAGAAATCGGGATCGACCTATTTGCAGAATGCTCAGACAAATACAGCGATTTGGCAAAAGAAACTGCAAGACTTGCTGACAAAGTGAATGCTCAAGCTGATTATCTAGCTATCGGTCATTAGGGTTACGCTTGCGTTCGCGTGCTTGTCTACGCTCATCGCGCTTCGGTTTCTTACTCACTTCACTCTCCCTCAGTGCCTGGTGCTGGTGGCGTCACGCGTTTGAATTCGACTACCCATACCCACGGATTCGACTTCCAGCTTTCCACGCCGTTGATGCCTTCCCATAGTGCCTGCCAAGCGCTGCGGATACTTGAAAACTTGTTGCCGTTCTCCTGAACTTCGGCCGCCCAAGTCTGCACGCCTTCGTCGTAGGCATCATCATCGGTGATATCGTGAAGCTGCTCGATGCGCACTTTAGTGATTTCCAGCATGATCCGACTGGCATAGCGTGGCATATGAATACTCGGCCACCATCGATCATCGATAGTCTGTGATTTATGGCCGTCAGCAGCGTATTCAAAAGGGCCGTCTTCTTCACGTGCAGATCCGATTGCGTTCTTATTGAAATTCCATGTTTCTCGGACATATAGTCTGTCGCCAGGCTGGCCATATGGGCATAGAGATTCCCACCCTTCGAGATTAGATATGGTGTCGATGTAGTTACCGAACTTCACATCCATGAGCATCGCGCTCGGAGGAAGATAGTCGTTATGACAAAGGATTTCCTGTCCATCAAAGTGATATCCGTTGCTATACGGCTGGCTCTTAATAATGCGCCGCGTCTGCGTTTTCTCACCTGCTAGCAGTGCTCGCACCATTGGTCCAGAAAACAATATTGGACGAGTTTTCATTCCCCATCCCCTTTGCTGGCAGTAGTAGCGGTGACTGGTGCAGCGTCGATGGCTTCGCAAGTTGCTTCGCCGCCCATCTGAAATGCTTCGTGAATGGCGCTAGGGAATTCGCCGTTTTCTTCTGCCGCCGCGTCGAGCAATACGCAAAGCTTGCGCCAGCGCCGGGCATCGTTCTCACTCTTGGATGCGCGCTCAGCCCACTGGTGACGACTCAGGGTCAGGCACGGAATGCAAACGTTTTGCACATTCACCTCCAGCACCTTTGATGGAAGACCGGCATCGGGATGTGGATTTTTCGACATCGGCAGGCTACATGTGTGGCAATCTCTCAGCGGCTCCCGCTTCACGCTGGCAATGGCGAGCTCGGCGTAGGCGCGCATTTGGTCGGCGGTGTAGCCTTTTCCATGTCCAGCGATCCCGCTTCCGATAACTGGCAATGCACGCTTGTCCGGCAGTTCAGGTAACTGGTGGCTCATGGAGATTCCTTCTCAAACTCGATTGCATAGTCGATGTGTACATTGATTTGATCAGAGAACGGTTCTCCCGATAAATCCAAGGCTAAAATGTCGCCCTTTGAATCGCATATTTCAATGTCGCCCGCGCCGTTTTCGAGGTCGATTCTGATCGTCCAACCTTCTGGCAGATCAGTGCATGCGCGCAATAAGGCGCGACCAACTTTCTCTTCTTCGGTCATTGCGCTTTTTCCTTTGCTGCGATAGCTGCGTCGATGTCGGCTTGCCGACCTGGCCAGCGCCAACCGTGATTGAACATGGCGTCAAGCGATCCAATGGCGAGACCAGGCATTTCTGGGTAGACGCGCATCGCCAATTGATATTCGGCTATTTCCTTCCAGCGCTCGCTGTCCTTCGCATCTGTGGCTGGTGGGGAATTTTCGCTGATACCGAAATCGCGACCTTGTAACCAGATCGCACGGAAGTCTGGATAGTGGATATCTTTGCGGGCGTTGTGCGTCAACTCTTTCCATTCGGCACGACAAGTATCTTCCATGTCAACCGGCTCCGCACTTACAGGCGCTGGAGGGGCGGTGAATGCTATGGCTTCGCTTGCCCGCATGTGGGTAATTTCTCCATCTTTTACAACAGCTATGACTGGATCTCTTCGAGTATCTCCGCTCATGAGAATTAGAGGTTGACCAACAACATAGCTTTTCCCGTTGTCTAAGGAATAAAAATGATCGTCACGATGCAACTGTAGATGCTTAGCTCCAACGCAGTCGTACAGCCACGCCACCGGCTCCGCGCTCCCCACGACGGCACGCTTGGCGGCAAGCCATGTTGCGAATGACATGTCCTTGAAGGCTGCATGTACGCCTTCTTCCGCATCACGACGATTGGCGTTAAATCCCGATTCTCCCGAATCAAAGTACCACGCCTCAAACTCCCGGCGCTCACGTTCTATGTCTAAGTTCATTTCCTACTCCCAATCTCTTGAATCGAAACCGCACCATCCAGCAACGGCATGCGCGAACGATGACAATTTGATGATTAAATAAGCCGGTGGCAGCAAGACGATCCAAAACAGAGCCAGGATTATCGCTATCGGATACCGCAAGAACCAGACTTTGTTTCTCAACCAAAAAGCTGCCTTTAGCAGAGAGCGAGATGGTTCGCCGAAGTAATAAGTCTTCACGGTTTCGTCACCTGCTGCGGTTGGGATTGCGCCCATGTCGGCGGCGTTGCGCGGAGCGCCTTCTCGAACGCGTTGGCGGCACGGCAGGATGAAAACGTCAGTGTCAGAGATTGATCGCCAGTCCGCACGATCCGCTGGCATTCCCCGGCTTCCTTATCCAGCGCGCTTACAGATGCTGGCGCTTGTTCCTGCGACAGTAGCGTAAGCTGAGCGAGTTGATCTGCCGTGATTTTATAAAGGGTCGTAACGTTGTTTACTCTCGTCCCCCATTGCTTTTCGATCTCAGCAATAAGATTAGATAAATTTGTAGATATTGCAGCTGCTACCGTCTCCGCCTCTTGGGGCGCTGCTTTGGTGTAACCGCCTTTGCCGTAATTCATCAGCCAGCTATTGCGTCCGTCATGCGTCTCTGGTAACTGACGAATCAATCCCTCGGCCCAGCGCACGCGGTCAACGCCACTTTGCACTTCGGCGGCATCCAATACGATCCAGCCCTGAACTTCCGCAGTCGGCTTTGGCGTCTCTGCTGCTGGCGGTGCTGAGAGGTCATCCAAGCCATCAACGACAGCATCAAGCATCACATGGGCATAGTTTCGATATCCGCTATTGTCAAAAGAGGATTCGCTATAGGTGTCGATTCCTTTGCGAACCTTGGCAATTACATCAAGCCATCCTTGCGGGACGGATTCTTGAGATGCCGATAGACGACTGCGGGCTTGCCATGCTCCCCACATCAGCATGGTTTGCAAACTTCCATACCCCGTCATTCGATCAGACGCCAAATCAAGTTCCCAACTGTGCGGGAAGATATTCTTGACATGTTGCTCAAAAGCGATCTGCTCATCCGTTACTTGCGGCGATGCCAGGCTGTTGATGTGCGCGAGCAAAGTTCGTGCAGCTTTAGCAGGCTCATTCAAGCAACCACGTTCTTCCAACTCAGCGGCAACTTTCATTGCTTGTTCGATTGTCATGTCCATTATATGCTCGCTTTCAGCATGTAGTCGTTGCACTTTTGTTGGGCTTCTGCGAGTTGATCAGCAAGCGATTGAACGCGGTTGTCCGAAGACTTAACCAGTTCTTCATTCTCTTGTTTCAGAAACTCAACTTGGCTTTGCAGAAATCCGATAACTTGATCCGCCTCTTTCTTTAACGAATCCGAAGGCGAGCGTTGTAAATATGCGCGAACATATCCGATATCTTCATGTGTGAAATTTTGCATTTTAATGGCTCCTTCAAACCAACCCTTGTTTATACTGACATGGCGCGCGATAGGGAGAAGGGGAGAGACCTATCTTTCGAGCAGCTAACTCTAGCGCCACAAATTCATCTTAGACGATGAAGATTGAAATTACAAGACTAAAATGGAATATCGTCGTCCATATCAGAAAAGTTTGGTGCTGTGCGGGCGGCAGCAGGTTGGCGATCTTGCTGATCTTGACGTGCGGGCGCTTGGCCACCATCAGAACGCCCTCCGAGCATTTGCATGCTGTCAGCGATGATTTCAGTAGTGTATTTTTCAACGCCGTCTTTGTCTGTCCATTTACGTGTTTGTAACTTTCCTTCGACGTAGACAGAACTTCCTTTTTTCAGATACTGCCCTGCAATTTCGGCAAGTTTTCTATAAAAAGTTACGCGCACCCACTCTGTCAATTCTTTTTTCTCGCCTGTTGTCTTGTCTTTCCATGATTCTGTGCATGCGATTGTAATATTGGTTACTGCCTCACCGTTTGCCATATATCTAGTTTCAGGATCGCGTCCAAGATTACCAATTCCAATGAATTTATTTACGTTAGCCATGTATGCGACCTTCCTTTCTGATGATTATGCTTACTGTGCGCTGACTAACTCCATATTGACTAGCCAGATCTGCTTGCCTCACTTTTCCAGGAATATACTTCTCCCTAATTTCATAAACTTGTTTACTGGTAAGTTTATGGTTTTGATGTTTTTCTCCAAAACTTCTATTAGTGTGGTTTGAGTTGGCCCGGCCCTTTTTCACCATGTCAATAAAATTTGATATAACTGTACCAAGCATTAAATGATTAGGATTGCAACATGAAGGATTGTCACATGAGTGCTGCACTTGCATGCCATTTGGAATTGGCCCAAATGTTATTCCCCAAGAAATTCTGTGCGCGGTTGTGTAAATTTTGTTGCGCCTAACGTTCCCATACCCGGATGGCTTTTTCGCGCCAAGCCATAGCCAGCACTCTGTTTTCCCTTTCTTTTCTACTTTTCTCCAAAATCTTTCGTCGCTAGTCATGGCCATTACTTAATCTCCTGGAAAATTTGCTCAACTAAATTCAAGAATTCATCACGACGATTAGCAAGTCGTGTTAGCTCATCTGCGCAATCATCCTTGGTTAACCGATGGACGATCAATTGCTTATCTTTAGGAAATTCAGAGCAATAGCTGACGAAATCTACATAGACGCGCTCTGTACAATCCAGATGCCCAATAAACTGCCAGCGGTATGCAGGATCAAAACTACCGCGTCGCAACGTAGCATAATGGACTGGCGCAATGACACTTTTTATCTCAATAACGCCGTCATGGTTTATAAGCCCATCTGGCGAATCGCCATAGAGACCGCAATCAAAGAATCCGCCGTTTTGCACATCCACAAAGTTTTCTTCTTCGTAAAGCATGCGCGCAATCGGCTCCTGCTCATGGCCGCGTTCGGTGTGGTCATTTGTGAAGTTCACCTCAGATTTGTTTCCAGTGATCCGCTCTAAGGCAATCTGCAATGCATAACGTTTTGCAGGATCTCCAAATGCCTTTCCTTCATTCGCCATGAAACAGGCGAAGTTAGAGGCAGTCGCTTTTCCGGTTCGCAGCGCTTGCCAAGCCTCTGTATTTTGCTCTACATTATGGAAAATCATTCCTTAGGCTCCTCGCACTCTTCCATAAGCTGAGTTTGATGTTCTGGCGACATATCAACACGCGACAACACCGCGACCAGATTCCCATCACGCTTAAATGCGGTTTTTGCATTGTCCCATCCCTTAACGTTATCAGGAGTCAAGTAACGTTTTTCAGGAGCATGTGGACTGATTCGCAAGCCCTCTACCATTTCTTTGCCAAACCGTACATTTGGATCAACGTACACAGTAATGCGGACATTCTGCCAATCGTCAATGAATGGCGAGCTAGTCAGAGCCTTCATAGTTTTGCTGTTAGAGGCATTTAAAATCATCGGCTTTAGCTTTTCTCCTGGCCGAATCTCAGTTTCAACGAAATGTGCCGTGTTGAAATGGTCTTTTGTTTTCTTCGTCAAATCAGAAGACAAGACCACATGCTTAACTGTCAAAACCGTCGGCTCAACAATATCAGCGCTACTCAGATATGGCGAATCAAAAGCTTTACGGTAATGTGTTTTCCCTTTTTCAGACATTCTTCTCTCCGTTTAATCAGTTTATTTATATGCAGCAATTGGAAACGTAAGACGTTCAGCTTCTTTAGTCAAAGCTTCCCATTCGGCCTTATATGGATCTTGCTTAACCTGTTTCGCCAACACTGGCTTTGCCTCATCCACTGGCATCTTCATCAGATAGGCAGCAGAAAGTAGAAAGGCGATTGCGTAAATGTATTTCATGCTTCTGCTTCTTGATCAATCTTTGCGCAGATACGACGCAGTTCTTTTTCTTGAGCATCCCTCGCAGCAGCCCACGCAGCATCCCTCGCAGCAGCCCACGCAGCATCCCCCGCAGCAGCCCACGCAGCAGCCCACGCAGCATCCCTCGCAGCATCCCCCGCAGCATCCCCCGCAGCAGCCCTCGCAGCAGCCCACGCAGCAGCCCACGCAGCAGCCAATTCTTCCTGTGTCGCATCGCCATTTGCAAATTTCTCTGCGACATTCAATGCATCTTTACTGCGTTGATCGGTCATCAAATGCTCAACTTGACGAGCGCACCATACAGCAAACAAGCGGATTTCTTTGTCATGTCCTTTTACTGCACGTAGACACCACAAAGCATCATCCAATCCATTGCTGTCCAAAACTTGGGTAATTGAAACTGGCGCATCATCTGCTTTTGTCTTATTCAAAGACTTGAGCAATTTAGTCCATCCTTCATGACATGGCGAATTTTCACGAATTTCATTCAAAGTTGTTTTCATTATTCTCTCCCTATAAATTGAAGTTGGTGGCCGGTTGCTCATTTCCGGTTGGGCGGTCAACTAATATGCGACCTGAGTAAATTACCCGCCTCGTTACATCGCACTCACATCCGCTCGCGCTACGGATATCCACCAACAGGAAAAAGAGGATTACACCCTTTGTTTGCATGCCCTCTCAGCGCGTTCGGTACTGCGCATGCATCGGGAAGTCCGTTTTGCTGTGGCTCCCTCTTTCCTGTTGGCCCTCCGCACTAACGCGGCGGAGGTTTAACGGGCATTCCAACTGTCTTGCTGTGCACCGACTGGCGAGCAAGCTTGGGAAGGTTTGCCAAACTTTACGCACATATCTAACCTTAGTCTTGTGTTCGCCGTTCAGGTTTGTTTCTGTGCGATGACTGAATCATAGAATACTCAGAATACGATAGCAAGCTTTATTTTAAAAATATTCACAAAACATTTGCTTGAATATTATCTTATATATGCTACGATTCAGTTGTCGATCAAATGGAGGTAAATATGTATCAACAGTTAGCAAATAAACTTGAGCATGAGCGCGATAACCTGGCAGTCATTGAGGCAAAGACAGGTGTTACCGCTCAAACGATGAAGAACATTATTAATGATCCAGAAGCAAAGCGTAGCCGGGTAACGATTATCGCATTGGAAAACTATTTCAAGCGAGTCAAGAAATGAGTAGCCCTGACCAATTGCAGGCCTTTCGTAATAACACCCGCAACATGCTGCACTACTCGCACACGCAACGCACCTGCATCAGTTGCCGAAAACGTCGCAGTATCGCGCAATATGAAAATGATTCGACGAAATGTCGTCAATGTGAGAGGAGAGGCAAATGAAGGCGTTAAAAATCTTAATTTATATCGCTCACGCTATCGGGATTACATCTTGCATCTTAATCGGAAATTACCCTGCTGTCGGATGGGCTATTAGTTCTTTGGTTTGGTTTTGTTTGTTTGAGGGCGAAGTGTCATGACCACTAGCTATCCCAACCACTACCTACTCGCTATTACAGCGTTACTTTTACTTGTTGGATTTATCGAAAGGTACACATAATGGCTCCCGGACCAATCGGCTATACATGCCCTGATATTGATGAGGTGATCCGCCTTATTGAGAATGTACAAACAGCCGCAAGCGAGTTGGATGCCGCCGTTGGATACAGAAAAAATGGTTTGCTTGAAGATTTGCGAAAAGCAAATGACACTTTGCGTAATTGGGGCGAAGAGTTGAAAGAGCGTGTTGAAGAGTTGGAGGTCGAACTTTCTGATGCAAAGCAAAGAATCATTGATTTGGAAGATGAAATTGAAAATCGTATTGTGGAGTTTAGCGAAGCGATGGAAAGAGCGCATGACTAACCTTCATAAAATCATCCTCGTTGATTCTACTCGCCGAGACCGTGCTATCGCAATCATCCGCAATCTACCTTGTAACGATAGTTATGAGGTGGTAATTCAGCCAAAGACAAAAGTACGCAAGCTGTCGCAGAATGCTTTGATGTGGACTGGCCCGTTAAAGGATCTTGCTGAACAAGGCTATTCGGATGGGAAAAAGTATTCTGAGAAGACATGGCACGAATACTGTAAACAAGAGTTCCTGCCAGAAGAGTTCGACCCGCTTCTAACGCTGCCAGGATACGTTAAATGGGACTACACGCCGAAAGGTGACCGTGTCCTAGTAGGTAGCACTACCGAGCTAACAACGCGTGGCATGAGCGAATATCTGGAGCAAGTATATGTTTTAGGTTGCTCGCTTGGTGTTGAGTTCCACGCTAATCCTAATGAATATTGAGGTGATATGAATGAGTTGGCTCTTTTCGCAGGCGCTGGCGGAGGCATACTCGGCGGAACCCTGCTCGGATGGCGAACCGTTTGCGCAGTTGAACGTGATGCCTACGCCGCACAAGTTCTGGCGCAACGACAAAACGATGGAATTCTCGCGCCTTTCCCAATTTGGTCTGACGTTACGACTTTTGACGGAAGACCATGGCGCGGCATTGTTGACATCGTTTCTGGAGGATTCCCCTGCCAGGACATCAGCGTCGCTGGCAAAGGCGCAGGAATCGAAGGGGGAAGAAGCGGGATGTGGAAGCATTTTGCAAGAATCATTTGCGAAGTTAAGCCAAGACGGGTCTATGTGGAAAACAGCCCAGCACTCACTATTCGAGGACTTGGAGTCGTCCTTAGAGATTTGGCCTCGATGGGGTTCAATGCAAGATGGGGAGTGCTTTCATGCGCAGATGCCGGCGGAGTTCATTTACGAGAGCGAATCTGGATTGAAGCTACCAACAATAGGGGCGAACGAAGGGAAGGGTTCAAGCAAAGACAGGTTTTTAGGTTCTCCAGATTTCCGTGGGGCAAAAATGTGCGAGGGATTGAGGACTTGCGAAACAGATCCGATTTACCTCAACCCCTTATTCGCAGAATTAACCATGATGTGGCCTTTGGGATGGACCGACTTAAAGCCATTGGAAACGGACAAGTTCCGCGAGTGGCAGCAGCAGCATGGGAAATCCTAAATGACTAAGTGCAAAATCTGCCGAGAAGAGTTCATTAAGCGCAGCATCTCGCACAAAGTATGCAGCAATGTTGACTGTGCTTTAGCCTGGATCGAACAAGAGCGCGCCAAAAAGCTAAAAAAGAAACAGATGGCAGACCGGAAAGAAACGAAGCTAAAGTTGGACAAGTTAAAGACACGTTCAGATTACATCAAGGAGACACAGATTGCCTTCAATGCGTATATCCGCACTAGGGACCGCGATAAGCCATGCATTTCCTGCGGTGTTACTCTCGCACGGGAAGCAATTGGAGGCGGGTTTGACTGTGGACATTATAGATCGGTTGGCAGTGCGCCCCACTTACGGTTTCATTTCGATAATGCTCATGGACAATGCAAAAAGTGCAACCGATACGGAAGCGGGATGGGGGTGGATTATAGAATTGGCCTCATTCCAAGAATCGGAGTGGATCGTGTTGAATCAGTTGAAAAGAACACTGCTCCCGGTAAATGGACAATCCCTGAGCTTATCGAAATGAAGAAGAAGTTTCAACAGATGAAAAAGGAACTAGAAAATGAGTAAAAATTTAAAACAATTCTTAGATAATGGGGATTACCTTCCATCCCCATTAAAAGACTTTCACGACCAGAAGCACGTTTTCAAAGCTATCCACACATTTGTATCCAAGCATGATGTGATGCCACGGCTAACTTGGATTGATGCCCACATGTACACCATTGATGTCTTCCTTTGGTTCATGGCAAAGCGAGGATGGACATTGCAGCGTAGCCGTCAAAAGATTGAGTTTTTTGACTTGCAAGACGATATTAACAAACTAGATGAAATCGAAACTGCATCATTAAGGCAAATTTTAGGAGAGAAGAAATGATATTCAACGCTGACTACTACCTAGCCACACAAGATCCTGCTAACTTGCTTAACCTAGTTCCAGGCTCGGTAGAATACTCGATAGTAGTAAACATGCTCCAAGGAGCTAATGCACAAGGTAGGATTGATCAATTCAGGGAAGATAGGGAGAAAGTATGAAATATAGAAAAAAATCTGACGGTCAACTTTTAGAAGTTGGAGATGGGATATTAGTTAGTCATTGTTTTGGTAAACGAGTTGATAAAGTAACCCGTGTCACCAAAACAATGGCGATATGTGAAGTGCCTGGATCCTTGCCAATCCGATATCCGTTGAAATGTGGTTTTGGATTTTGTCCAAAAGGAGGTCGATCTTGGACTGTTAGCTATGACCCTATTGAAATCATTAAAGAGGGAGAAGAGTAATGGGTAAGCCACATAAGCATGCAGAAATCCTTCGCGCAATCGCAGATGGCAAGGAAATTGAGTGGAAATCTCCGATTAGCAATACGTGGGAAGATTGTGGAAATAGCGTTTTTAGTTTGCTCCAAACTGCTACAAGTTGTGAATTCCGCATAAAGCCACAGCGTGAATATCCCAAGACAAGTTTGACGGATGAAGAATTACGAGCATGGAACCATCGAGATCCAAATTGTGCTCATGAATTAAATAGTCGGGATGAAGGTTTGCGATGTGTCGCCAACGCAGCTATCCGCCGTTACATAGATGATCAGGAGAATAAGGAATGACTAAGTCGAGCGAAATATTGCGGCTGGCGGCTGAGTATGAGTTTAAAGGTGACCCTAGAGGTCTTTTAAAAGCCATCAATGAAACAGGCTACAAAAATGATAATTTGCGTGGATATTATTACCAAACTGGTTGGTTAAATACGCTTATGTGCTCAGAGCACGCCGTCATGGCTCTCTGCCTAGCCGCAGCAATCGCCGAAGACGCTGGAGACTAATATGGCTAAGCAACTTCCTCATTTACGCCGCGTAGACGGTCACTGGTTGTGCACACATGATCGTACTGAGAGGCATTTCCTCCGAGGATATTGGGGATCTACACCGATGCAGGCGTATCAGAACTTTACTTTTCATCAACATATGAAGGAGATAGGCGATAAGTGGAAATCTTCCGTAGCATGGAAATATTTGTAGGAAAACCGGCATAGTTTTGTGCGATTTATCCGATATTTGTAAGAAAAACGCTTGCAAGTCTGACGGAGATGTTGAATAATTCAGTTGTCCTTTGGCGGGGATAGTAAAAGAGAGTGCAAGCCATTGAGCTTGGGTTTTTATCAGTATCGTTTTAGGGATCACTCTACCTAGAACCCGCCCAACTGATAAGAATCCAGACTCAATGGCTTTTTTGCGTTCTGGACCTACAAGCCGGGTAATGAGAACGACGGCAGCTTGTGGTGAATAGTGGGACCGGTAGGCAGCGTAGGAAGAACCACACAACAGGGCGACGAAGTTAGCACCCTGGTACGCGAAAAGGCTGACGAGTTAAGCGATTCCTCACTGGATGCTTATAAAGGATAGATCTCTTTAAATAGGGCTATCCTGAGTATTGCTCAAACCTCTTGGATATCTACTTAACTACTAAACCTTAAAGACAAAACTAAAGAACAAGTAGAGGTTAAAAGTGATAGTGCAATGTTCCTACTGCAAAACAGAAGTTGAGAAATCAACAAGCCATGTAAATAGGGCAAAAAAAGTCGGCGCACTATTATTCTGCTCAAAAACTTGTTTTGGTTCTAGTCGCAGAAATTGCAAAACAGTAATTCAGAAAAAAGAAGAAAAAAGACTGTATGACGAAGAATATAGAAAAAAGAATGCCGCATTATTGAAAGCAAAGAAACATGATTATTTCGTAAAAAATTACGACCCGATCAAAGCCGCACTAGAGCGAAAAAAGAAAATGGCGCAGCATGTGGAGTATTGCCGAACTCCTGAATACAAAGAGTGGAAAAAGAAATACGACCAAGGATATAGGGCAAGAAAAGAATATGGGGAATTTTGGGAAGTATTTTTAGCAGTTTTAGAGATTGATAAGGAAGTGGAAGAGCGTCAAAGCAAGTATGAAATTTCGATTGTAAATGGTACTTTTAACAAAGCACAAACTAGGAGAAGAGAATATGAAAGACTTAACCGCAACTAATTTGAAGCAAGCCCTTTGGGAAACCTTGAATAACATCAAAGATGATTCGATGTTGCCAGCGCAAGGGGATGCCATTGCAGGCCAAGCGCGAGAGATTTTGCGTACTGTGAAAGTGCAACTGCAAATCGCGGCGCAGTCTAAGCGCAATATTGCAACCGAAGTAATTGATTTCGCAGAGAAGTAATCATGATCCCCGATTGGTTACCAAAGGAAGCTTGGGAAGCCTATATTGCCATGCGCAAAAAAATGGGCCAGAAATATCAAGCGACAGAGTACGCACAGAAGCTTCTGATTAACAAACTAACCGTCTGGAAGTCTGAGGGTGCTGACGTAGAGGCGATCATCAATCAGTCGATAGAGCGTAGCTGGACTGGTCTGTTCCCTGTACAGCAGCTTAAGATTGATAAACAAGCCTCAGCGCCTTCTGGGCTAGTAGAGAAGACCAAGGCCCTTATCAAGACGTATGAAGAGCCTATAGCCCGTGCAGGAGCAGGCTATGAGGAATTCCGCAAGCAGGTTAAGAATATTGTAAGACACTAAAGGAGAAGTAAAAATGAAGAAACGCGTTTTCAATCGTCAAAATATTCCAACAACGTTGCCAGTTTCGTTTTCGATCACGATGTGGTTGTTGCTCGACCGATTAGATGCATCTGGTTGGGTGTGGGGGGTAACTGGAACAATTTTTGGATTGCTGTGGATCTCGTGCATTGTTTCTATCTTCGTTGAAGAACCCGATTCGCCATTGAAGTAATGTTTGACATTAAAGGAGAATAATATCCACGAAATCAACCAAGATTATTTGAAATCTATACTTCGATACGATCCTGAAATAGGTCGATTCTTTTGGATCGGAGCGCGCCAAAAAGTGACTGTTGGAAATATGGCTGGCTATCTTAGAGAAAATAAATATAGGAGTATTGTTATCAATGGTATTAGTTTTTTGGAGCATAGGCTTGTATGGTTATATTCTCACGGAATAATGCCAAAAGACCAGATTGACCACATAAACCATATTCGCGATGACAATAGATTGGAAAACCTAAGGATCGTGTCCCATCAAGAAAATCAGCGAAATCGTTCAAAGAGTAAAAATAATGTCAGCGGTATTACAGGTATAAGCTGGCATAAGAGTACGGGGAAATGGCAAGCAAAGATTAAGGTCGATGGGAAAATGGAATGGATTGGTATATTCGAAGACTATTTCGAATCAATCTGTGCAAGAAAGTCAGCAGAATTGAAATATGGTTTTCACAAAAATCATGGGAGAAAAGATGATAAGTAAACTAACCATTCGTCAATTAGAAATCCTAGGCTACATCTGCGAGACAGTAATCAAGGATGGACGCTCACCAACACGTCAGGCTATTTGCGATAAGTTTGATTTCTCTGCTACGAATGCTGCTGGAGCGCATATCCTGGCATTGGAAAAGAACAAGGCAGTTCACCGCAATCATTATCGGCATCGGTCTATTGTTGTTAATTGGAATCATCCAGATTGCCACAGTATCCGTGAACAGTATTTTGAGAAGGAAAAATTATGTCCAGCATGACGCCAAATATGCAATCAATCCTAGATTTTCTCCAAGGATGGCGAGGAACTAAGTTCAAGTCATCTGAGATTGCCAAACAGATCGGTATCAGTCCACACGGTCTATCTGCTGCGCTTTATTCTCTAGCTGATCAACGATTGATTGAGAGGACAGAGAAGAAGAAAACGATGTTCTGGCATTGCAATCAATTGGTAATTGAAGATAAAGAGGGCATTGCGAAGAGTCGGACTGTTGAATTTAAACCCATGGGAATCTACAACTTGAAACAACACATGGACGCTTGTGAGGCTTCGCGAAGCTTGAAGAATAACGGATTAATCTAGGGAGAAGAATATGGAACTAATTATCATATCAGCACTTGCTATCGGCGTATTATGGCTTAGCTATTCTGCGTATAAAAGCTATGTTGCGGCGAAAGCTGCTAAGGAAGCAAGGGAAGAGTCGGACAGAATCGCAGAAGAAGAGCTGCAACACTCTATTTTGAGGACTAATGAACGTCTTCGGTCCTACACTGCTAAGGCGTTTATTGCGCCAACATCCTCAGTTTCTCGAACGGTAGAATCAAATAGTGGAGCATCTGATCCATTCCTGACGTATTTAATTCTTAGCCAGTCTATCCAGCCAAATAGCTATTCTAGCAATCCGCATCCGCACGCTAGTTCATTTCCTGTAGGCGGCGGTGGGACATTTGATGGTGCTGGTGCTAGTGCCGATTGGTCCAGTAGCTCAAGTCCATCGTCTTCTTCGTCGTGTGATTCTAGCTCTAGTTCTAGCTATTCATCTGATAGCAGTAGTTCAAGTTCGGATAGTAGTTCGTCATGTTCATCATCGGATTAGGAGAAAGCATGAACTTTCTAGAAATCATCGGAATCGTTTCGTTACTTGTCATCGTATCTGCTGCATTTGGATGGCTGATAGGTTTTGTCGAAATTCACGTTACGAAGGAATGGCCATGAGCCAATATTACGGGTTACTTGGTATTGGAGTAACAATTGTGTTGACGGTAATCATATGCGTCTGGTTGGACTACTTTACCAAGCACATGAAAGATGATATCGAGCCATACGACGAGTATGAGGTAGAGCAAGCTAGGTTGTCATATGAAGCCCGGAAGGAGCTATTTTGCAAGCGGATTCCAAGTAAGTTGACTGCTGTTAATGCAGCGAAGGAAGGAAAGACATGAGATTAACTAAAGATAGGAGTTTAGAAAAGTACAAATTTGCTTCTGAAAGAGTTGAATATAACCCTGATACTGGAATTTTTACTTGGGGTAGTAAAAGCAGAAAGTTTGCGGGGAAAATAGCGGGGAGTCCTAATACGCATGGTTATATAAGAATTGGCTTGACTAAACAAACTTCTATTGGCGCTCATCGTTTAGCATGGTTTATTTATCATGGTGAGTTCCCAGATGGCGAGATTGATCATTTAAACCATAACCGTGCAGATAATCGAATTTGCAATTTAAGGCTTGTTAAAAAAATTGACAATTCAAAAAACAGAAAAATGTACGTAACCAATACATCTGGCTTGCCCAATGTCTATTACCATAAGAAAAACAAACGATGGCTTGCTAAGTGCCAAACGAAATATCTTGGATCCTATGCTACTCGTGAAGATGCATATCAAGTTGCTCAAAAATACTTAACGGAAAATGGATTTCATAAAAATCATGGAGCCATTGCTGTTCCTATCGAGATAGAGGAATAACATGAAGACTTCTGAACTCTCCGGCTATTTGCTGGACTACTGGACCGGAAAAGCATTAGGGAAGAATGTAAAGATCATCAAGCATCAGAGGGAGGATAGCTATTTCTGCGTGGAGATGATTGAGTATCCTGGCTTTATTTCTGCATCCGCACCAAGGCCTGAGCCAAAAGAAGTTTTGTATAATCCTTCTGAGGATTGGTCAATTGGAGGCCCTCTGGTGGAAGAGTATTGTCCTGGTGCTCAAAAACTAATCGGAGAATGGGAATCGCACCATGGGTTATACGGCCCAACATTGCTCATCGTTACTTGTCTGGGCATTGTGAAATTTAAGTTTGGCAATGAAGTTCCAGATGAAGGAGAGAAATAATGATTCCGCATCCAAATGAAAGATACCAAGGAATCTCAATAATTTCTTATGAAGATTATTTGACAGAGCCAGAGATGAATAAGTATTGGAAAGTCTTTTGGTGGGTTGTTACTTTGATTGTTGGTCTTATGGCGATTATTTTGTTCGTTGCTTCGGCAAAGATGAGTTGGGGTAGAGAAGATCGCGCTAGGGCTTATATGACGAATCATAACTGCCAAGTTGTAGGATATGCCGGGCGTGGCCCAGTTCCATATTATCAATGCGACAATGGCAGAATTATGCTTAAGCAAGATATGTACTATTTAAAGGAAAAATGATGGCCTATGTTCGTTTTGGCTATGAGGGTAATTCAGATTTCTATATCTATGAAGATATAGGCGGTGGATACACAACGCATGTATCTAGTGGAGAAAAATTTAATCACAAAACAAAAATCGAATGTTTGGCTAATGTTTTATATATGATGAATGCGCATGAATTAAAATGCCCATCATATCCGTTGGCTAAGCTTTCGGATGAAATCCTCGCAGAAATGGGGATTGACCCTTGTATTTAACAGTACATTTGCTATGATGAGTATGCGATTTGGAATCATCGCGCTTTCTATTGGTGATATATATTCCGTCACGATATATATCCGTTGCCTTACGAAACAAGGCACTTAATGGGAGCATGGCAGTACGGACTTTGTATTACTTGCTATGCAGTTGCACGCAGAGTCCTCCCATTAGGTGAACAAGATTAGCTTATGGGACAAACCAGAGGGCAATCTTAAATGTGGTTGAGAATCTCGGCCCCGCGTATCAATCTTGGATCGCCTATTCAATACGCAGGTAAGCACAAGTAATAATGGTAGGGACGCCTATTCGGTAGGGCACGCGGCTGTAACCCGCAGGTCGGCTAGTCCGTGAAGGTTCGAATCCTTCTCCTTCCACCAAGTTTCTAGTAAAATACGTAAGAGGGCGCAACCGTCCGAGGATTAAAAATAAACATTAACTTCGGAGTACGTCATGCTACGATCATCTTCCTCAGGTATGCAGCAAGTCACTGCTGATGCTTTATACGCTTCAAAGAACACGACAGTAAAACTTGTCCCAACTACAGGGCAAACAGTCGTCTTTGCCAATAACTCAATTGACCAGACAACTTACCTTGCGCCTGCTGGCCCATTGGCTACTTTGACGGTTACGTTGCCGAATGAAGCTAGTAGCCGAATCGGTCAACGGGTAACTATCTGTACATCTCAAAACATTGTCGCTTTAACACTTAATGGTGCAACAACCATTATGAATACCATATCAGCCTTGACGGCAAGCGACTGCTTCACATTCCAAAAGATTGACGCCAACACATGGATTCACGCATGAAATACCTCATTCTCACTGTGTTGGCAGTTAGCCAACTTTCGTTTGCCGCTCCTTACTCGACTCGAATGATGAGCCGCAATTCAAATGACAATGGGAATGTCACTCAGGATATCGGGCCACCTCCAAGTGCTGGGGTGATTGGGTACGATATTCCGAACAATGCGCCTTTCTGGGTAACGCTTGGGTCAGGCTTAGCTTTCACTGGTAGCGTATTGGACGTAACCGCAACGCCGGTGAATGCAGATTGGAATTCAAGCACAGGTCTTAGCCAGATCCTCAATAAGCCATCTATCCCGGCTGCTCAAGTCAACAGCGATTGGAATGCCTCTAGCGGTGTGGCACAAATCCTGAATAAGCCCACTATCCCCACAATCACGCCTCCTAGCCAATCTAGCGCAACACGATCGCTGAATACGGCGTTTCAAATTAGCACCACGCGTCCTGCTCTCGTCGTTTATAGTGTTCAAATTACGGTAACTGCCTCTATCGCTGGTGGACAGAATGGGGATGTAATCTTGGAGATTGCGAGTGACAGTGGTTTCACGACAAACGTTCAAACCCTAAGTATTGCAGGAAATGGGCAAACTTACACATTGGCAATTGCTTTACAAGGTGTTCAGCCAACTACAAACGTAGTGAGCGGATTTGTTCCTGCTGGTTATTACGCAAGGTTGCGTACAGTCAACAACACGGGTACGCCAACATTTACTTATCGAGCAGGGCAAGAAATTCAAATGTAAGGAGAGAAAATGCTACGCCGAGTAACGAAACAAGAGTATCAAGCGCAATCAAACATTCGCTCAGATGCAATTGGTTACTGCCTGGAATGCTGGAGGTACCATATGTCAGGCACTCAAGCAGCAAATCTCAGCGCAAGGCCAATGGGAGGATTGACAGCCAATGAGGATGGTTACGGCCATGACCCATTTGAGGCTCAGCTAGCGCATGATGCAGAAATAGGAGCGGCGACCAACGCATGCATTGAAAGCCTTAAACATCGGCACAAATGGGCAGTCTATAGCACGCTAGGGATAGGAGAGGTGATAAAGTTCAATTTTATTGACCTTATTCAAACTTACGATGAGGCAAAAACAGATTTAGAAAGATTGCTCAAGAAAAATCCAAAAACAAGTTATTTATTCTGAAAACAAAAGTATTGCATTCCTACAAAACGAGTAGTATAGTTCCGCGTGAAGGCAGTCGAATTGCCTCCAAAATTTCACTCTCCTCCGCGTCAGCGTGAGTTTAAGCCGCTACCAGTTACGGTAGCGGCTTTTTTGATTTCTAATCAGTATCGGTCTAACACCGAGAAGGATTAACAGTATGTCAACAAACCCAGGAACCTTTAAGAAAGGTGAGAAAAGGCCCGGTCAAGGACGCCCAAAGGGATGTGTCAATAAGTCTACGCAAGAGTTCAGAATGACCGTACAGGCGCTTTTGGATGACAACCGTACCAATGTAGCAACTTGGCTGCAACAGGTCGCAGAAGGCTCAGGAGACGTTAAGCCTGATCCGGGCAAGGCGCTTGATTTGCTGGCTAAGTTGGCTGAGTTTGCTGCGCCTAAGTTGGCTCGTACTGAAATCACTGGTAAGGATGGTGATGCAATCGAAACAGTGAGCCGTATTGAACTAATCGGGCAATGACCACGATTCAAGTAAAGCTGCCTAAGAAGCTAGTTCCGGTCTTTAGTGGTGAGGCAGATGTAAGAGGCGCACATGGCGGTCGAGGATCAGGCAAGACAAGATCCTTCGCCAAGATGGCAGCAGTGAGAGGTTACATATACGGTAAGCAGGGCATCAAAGGCCAAATTCTTTGCGCTCGCCAGTTCATGAACTCTCTTGAAGATTCAAGCCTGGAAGAATGTAAACGAGCAATAGAGGAGGAGCCTTTTCTTCTTGCTTATTACGACATAGGTGAGAAGTACATCAAGAGTAAAGATGGGCGCATAACCTTTTCCTTTGCTGGCTTAGATCGCAATATCGACAGTATCAAGTCTAAGGGACGTATCCTTATTTGCTGGGTAGATGAGGGCGAGCCAGTTACAGAGAACGCATTTAAGACGCTAATTCCTACATTGCGGGAAGAGGGCGACGACTGGAATGCAGAGCTGTGGGTAACTTGGAATCCAGAGCGGAAGAGTTCAGCAGTTCACAAGCGGTTTCGTTTAAGCAAGAATCCACGTATTAAAGTCGCTGAGATTAACTGGCGGGATAATCCTTGGTTTCCTGCGACGCTTGAACGAACCAGAGTTAGCGATCTGCTAGAACGTCCTGATACATACGATCACGTATGGGAAGGCGCATTCGGCAACTTGCAAGGTTCTATCCTTGGTAAGTGGGTAGCAGCAGCACGTAGGGAAGGTCGGATAACAAACGATATTGCCTATGATCCTAACGGTGCGCCTATCTATGTTTCTAGTGACTTGGGATTTAGAGATACGGCCTCTTGGTGGTACTGGCAACCTCTGCCGGGTGGATTCAACCTATTGAAGTACGAGGGAGAGTCGGGGTTTGATGCTGATGACTGGATTCCTCGCATTCAGGAAGTGTTGACTGAAATCGTAGGGATTGATTTCTCATCTAAAGAAGCAAAAGGCAAGCTAGGCAAGATATTCCTTCCGCATGATGCTAAGGCTAAAACGTTTCAAAGCAAGCACACAAGTATCGAACGGTTCGTAAAGGGATTCGGCCACGATCATATGAAGATCGTTGATCAGTCTCGCAAGCTTGACCAAATTAGCGCAGCTAGAGCAGTTATCGCCAGATGCGCGTTCAATGAAGATGCTTGCGAAGAAGGAATTGATGGGTTGGAAGCGTGGGAGTTTGAGTTTAATAAGGACACTGAGGTTTTCTCGAAAGAGCCAATTCACAATTGGGCGAGTCATCCGTCAGATGCTTTTGCGTATGGTTGCCAGGCTATGCAGGAAGTCATTATTAAGCCTGCTGATAAGCCGCCAGTCTTCCCAGCAAAAGGCATGAACGGTCGCATCGTAACAGCGCCACTTGATGATTTATGGAAATCCACCCCAACTAGGGACGACAGAATATGAAGATTGATCTATTTTCCGGGCAATCATTGACCCGTGTTATCGCGGCTACTACTACAGCTAGCGCATCTGTGCAGCTTCCGGCCATTGGTAATAGTTTGCGGATTGCTAATGAAGGGGCTTCGGCTGTATATGTCTCTGTTGGCACTGGTGCTCAGGTCGCTACAGTTCCTAGCACAACAGCAGCAGCTACATGTTCCCCTGTTCTTGCAGGCCAAGACGTAGTGTTTAGTATTCCTGCTGATAGCCGCCTGAATATAAGCGTGATTGCTGCAACTGGTACAGCTAACGTCAATGTGTCGGTAGGTGAAGGCTCGTAATGATTGACGATTCTGTCGATACTTCGGTAGACAAGGATGAGCCTAAGAGTGCTTCACAATGGTTGATTGCGCTCAAGCTTGCCGAAAAGGATCAAAAGAAGTGGATCGAACGTGGCAAGAAGATCGTTCGTCGTTTCCGAGATGATCGACAAGGCGCATTCAAAGAGAAGCGATACAACATTCTCTGGTCGAATGTCCGCACCATGTTTCCGGCTATCTACAGCAAGAAGCCTAAAGCTCAGGTCGAGCGGCGTTATAAAGATGCCGCTCCCGAGGCTCGTTGTGCATCCGAAATCCTTGAGCGAGTGCTGCAATATGAAATTGATCATTATTGCGATTTTGACGCTGCTATTCGGGGAGCTTTGCTTGATCGCCTTCTTCCAGGCCGTGGCGTAGCATGGGTTCGATTTGAGGCGCAAGTCCCTAACGATCAACAAGTTCAAACTACTGATGATGCACAGCAAGACGTTGTACCAAACAAGTATGAATGCACGCCTGCTGATTATGTGTTCTGGGAAGATTTCCGATGCTCTCCTGCCCGTACATGGGAAGAAGTGACTTGGGTAGCTCGTCGTGTCTATATGGGCCGTGAAGAAGGTGTAGAGCGTTTTGGCGAGATATTCAAAGAAGTGCCACTAGCAAGTGTGCCTATAGGTCTTGAGGAATTGCAGCAAGAACTGGCAATGAGCGCCTCGACCGAGAAGATGAAGAAGGCGAAGGTCTGGGAGATTTGGGATAAATCCACTCTCACGGCGTATTGGGTAGCTGAAGAATTCAGCAAGATGCTTGATACTAAGGAAGATCCAACCGAATTGGATGGCTTCTTCCCATGCCCTAAGCCTCTCTATGCAACACTGACAACCGATACGCTCATCCCTGTTGCTGACTATATCGAGTATCAGGACCAAGCAAATGAACTAGACAATCTGACGCAGCGTATTTCGATGCTGGTCAAGGCAGTCAAGGTTGTTGGCGTCTATGATGCAAGTCAGACTGGTATTCAACGTCTTCTGAATGAGGGCGTTGATAATGTGATGATCCCTGTTGATAACTGGGCGCAGTTCGGCGAGAAAGGCATCAAAGGAACGACTGATTTTCTGCCGATTGACATGGTTATCGGTGCTTTGAATGAGTTGTACAAAGCCCGCGATATCTGCAAACAGGTCATCTACGATATCACTGGTCTATCCGATATTATCCGAGGCTCTTCTGTGGCTTCTGAGACTGCTACAGCGCAACAAATCAAGAGCAATTATGCTTCTCTCCGGTTGAAAGAAACAATCGGTGATGTGGCGCGTTTTGCGTCAGATATCCTGCGTCTAAAAGCAGACATGATCTGCAATTTCTATTCTTCCCAGGCATTGAAAGATATCTCCGGGATTATGGGTACGGATGATGCGCCGTTAGCTGACCAAGCTATTCAATTGCTTAAGTCTGAGCCACTACGTAATTATCAGATTGAGGTAGCTACTGATTCGATGGTCGAGTTGGATGAGCAGCAAGAGAAACAATCTCGGATGGAGTTCCTGCAAGCTGCTGGCGGCTTCCTGAAACAAGCAGTAGAGGCTGCTCAACAAGTGCCAGAATTGGCACCATTGATGGGTGAAATGCTGATGTTCGGTGTGCGTGGATTCAAAGCTGGCCGTCCTATCGAAGCCGCATTCGAATCGACTGTTAAAGCTCTCAGTCAACCCAAGCCACAACAGCCAGACCCTGAGCAAATGAAGATGCAAGCTGAACAGCAGCAGGCACAGCAAAAGATGCAGATGGACATGCAGATTGCTCAACAAAAAGCGCAGATTGACCAGCAAACAGAAGCTGCACGCGCTCAAGCTGATATGGCGATTGAACGTGCACGAATGCAGATGGAAGCTCAATTTGAACAACAGCGTTTAGCAATGGAAGCGCAGGCCGAAGCACAACGCGGTCAGGTTGAAATGCAGATTGAAATAATGCGCATGCAATTGGAGCAATGGAAGGCCGAGAAACAAGCGGAAACACAAATTACAACGGCTGAAATCTCTGCGCAGACCACTTTGACAACGCAGCAAAACCAAGCTGCTAATGAAGCTGCGAGGGATTAATGCCTATCTATCTTATGCATTGTGACTCCTGCCATGCAGAACAGGATCTATATCGTTCTGTAGCTAAAATGGATGAGAATTTGCCTAGCTGCTGCGGAGAACAGATGCGGCGTAAGATTTGCGCGCCTTACGTTGTAGCCGATATTCAGCCTTATCAAAGTATGGCAACTGGTGAAATGATTACATCTCGATCCAAGCATAAAGAACATTTGCGCGATCATGGATTGGTCGAAATTGGCAATGAGACGCCGAAACAAAAGGCTGCTGAAAAGCCGCGAGATATAAAGAAGGATTTGCACGAAGTTATGGCCGGTTACGGTCTTTAATCAACCCCAAGGAGGCCGAATGGCAACCCAAGACGATCTGCGGGGGGAATTGGAAAGCGTTTTTGATGCTGCTCC